GCGGTGTCTGCTACGGCATTTCGAGTGCTAAAGCGCAGAGAGCCGGTCGTGTTGGTGCCGCCGTTTTCAACAAACCCTTTAATAGCCGCAAACGGTGTTTGGCTTCCAAAGGTAGAACCAAACAGAACCGCGCCGCCTGTTCCGGCGGCAACGGCTGTGGCCTGAAGATAGATTGAGCCGCCCTTATTACCCGCGTCAGTTAGGGCCGCGGTTTCCTGTCCCGTTCCCGTAACTTGTAGCTGGTAGGTGCCGGTAGTGGTTCCAATTCCGACATTACCCGAAGCGCCCTTATAGAACTGCCCGCTGCCCAGATTGACGATACCCGTGCCGCCCGTCAGCGTGGTCGTGTAGGACAGCGACGTAAACGCGCCCGTAGATGCCGTCGTAGCACCCACAGTGCCGTTGATGTTAATCGAGGCCGTACCCGTCAGGTTTGTCACAGTGCCGCTGGATGGGGTGCCTAACACGCCGCCGTTGACGACAAACGATCCAGCCGTGCCGACAGCCACACCAAGAGCCGTGACAACATTTGCGCCGGTCGTAACCGTCGCGGGTGCCAAGCCTGCGCCGCCGCCGACCACAAGCGCGTTAGCTGCGAGAAGCGCCGAAGATGCCCAGGTGCTAGCCGACGTAAAGTAAACGACGCCGCCCGACGTGCCCGCAACCGTGAGCGCCAGTGTGCCTGACGTGGTAATTGGCGATCCGCCAACAGAGATCAAGCCGCCCGTAAAGGTCTGCGCAACGCTTGTGACTGAGCCGGAACCCTTGTTGTTGAAGATCGTAAAGTTAGCGGCAGTAAGGTATCCGTCTACGGTGGTGCTAGCTGCGGCCATGCTAATAGCGGGGGCAGCGCCTCCACTAGAAACAACAGGCGCTGTTCCTGTAACGCTTGTAACGGTGCCGCTACCTTTGGCGTTAAAAGTTGTCCAGTCGGCGGCGGACAAAGCCCCACGGTTAGCGGCAGACGCTGTGGGAATGTTGAGGGTGATGACAGGTGTAGTGGTACTTGTAGCTACAGAGGAACTTACATCCGTACCAGATGTGCCCAAAGTAAGCGCGGCAACGCTGGTAACAGTACCGTTTCCCTTGTTGTTGAACGTGGTGAAGTCAGTGGCAGTAAGGTAGCCATCTACAGAAGTGGTGGCAGCAGCCATGCTTATGGCTGGCGTATTGCCGCCGCTGGAGACCACAGGAGCCGTGCCCGTAACGCTTGTAACCGTACCGCTGCCTTTGTTGTTAAAGGTGGTCCAATCAGCCGCAGACAGCGCCCCGCGATTAACGGCAGACGCTGTGGGGATGCTTAGGGCAATCACGGGCGCGGTCGTGCTGTTGGCGGCGCTAAAAGATACGTCGGTGCCTGTTGTGGCTAGCGTTACATTGACGCTTGAAACCGTGCCGCCAAAATCCACGGGAAGCGTCTGAAGGCTTTGCCCAAAGTCGTTCACCGACATTGATAAAGTGGCAATAGCAGATTCAGTGTCAGGAGATAGGTTGTCTACGACAAACATATCCGGCGTAAATTCAAACGTTGGCCCCAACTGAAGATCTTCTAGACTGGTTGGGTTATTGCCGCTGCCCGTCAACGTAAACAGATTGAGGAAAAACCTGTACCATTCACGCGACATCAAACCCGTGCGTGAGTCAATAAACTCAACGCGGGGGGCGGGGATATTGGTTATGTTTTGAATGCTAGGCATTGGTGCCGCTAATTGCTAACTCGGCCCCAACAATGATGATCTTAACTGGATCGGTTCCTGACGCTTCGTATACCCTATCGCGCAATTTTGTGGTCATACCAAGCCTGCGCCAAAATACGCGCTTGCCGTAAACGCCGATTGCGCCGGTAGACTTCCAATGCTCGTTGGACCAAGTGTGTCCGCCGTCGTCTGACCAACGCAGCATGACTTGCGGGTCTGATCCTTGGCCGGTATTAAGGCCATTGCCAGTTTCGCAGTCTAATTGAAGGCTATGTTGCACAGTACGCTTTAGATTGTTTTCGCCTGTCGGCAGCGCCCGCCACGACCGAAGCCACTTTTGTGGTTCGCCGTTGTCGGCAAAAACGTCAAGATCAAAAGCGTAGACATTACCGTTTTCAAAATCGCCAACCGCAATTTCACTACTAAACGCCATTTGGCAGTTGCTGCGGTGACGGGTAAAGACGCCGTTGTCTAGGCCGGCCCGCTCATGCCAAGCGCCTGTAGCCACATCAAATACCCAGGTTGCGTTGGCGCTAGGAAACACCAACACATAAAACGCATGGCCGTCCTGCTGATAGGTGTAGGCCAGCGCGTCGCTGATGTCGGCGTACTGCTGAATCTGCCACTCGACGGCGTGAGTGCTTACACGTTGGCCGGTGTAACCGTTGGCGCGATAGACGATACCTGTACCGCGGGCGTCGCCGCCAAGCCAAAACAAACCGTTGTCGAGCTTGGCAACTGAATACGGAGCTACGCAACCAATTTCGTTATACGCGCCTTGGATGCGCGTTAAGGGGAAGTAAACCAACCCCGCGTCGTACCAAACCTCAACAGAGTTTGTTCCAAACAGCCACGCTTCGCGGTGGTCAATGATTAGCGAAACCAAACCGTCAGGAGATCCTTCGGCGCTGGCAAATTCTAACGGGTCGATGCTAGTACCATCAAAAAGGCTTGTTACCCAAATGCGCTGGCTGTTGGGTTCGTTAAACACAAAGTAGCCGTCAAGATATCCAACCGTCACCGCGCCGGGGAAGTCAGGGTCCGTAATCTGCGCGAACGCCAAAGTGCTAGAGTTGTAAATGTAGCTAGGGCCGTTGCAGGCAATAAAAAGTTGGGTTCCGTTGTCCGCCATAGACACGGGGCCAGTGCCAGAAACATTTCCAATTAGCGTTGCAACCCAAGACGAAGTAACTTTGTAGAGTTCGGTTCCGGATACCACATAGCCGTAGTCGCCAAGTTGCCACAGGCCGCGCACGGGGCCGATTCCACAGGTTACAAGCAAACGCAGACCTGGCGTTCTGTTGAGAAACGCAGGCTCTTTGCCGCCCTCTGGAATGATCTCCGGAAACAGATTGATCATAATGTTGTCCGCAGCATTTACGCTGCGGGCGACGTATGACGAACCTAAGATAGGTGTCTTCATCAGTAGTTACCGGCAAAGATGTTAAACCGCTGGCGAGTGCCGACGATGCTGTATGGCAGCGACATAATATCGTCAGGGTTATTGATACGCTTGATGTTGCGCTTGGCAGACATTGCAATCCGCGAAACTTGCGGCGATGGCTCAACGCCAAACTCGCCTGCGATCTCGCAGGCTAGATTGTAGCGGAACGCCCGCAGATAGCCGGGCGGGAATGACAGCGTGGTGGCTAGTGTGGCTGGTTGAGTTAGTTCCGTAACCGAGATGAAATGCCACTCCAGCACTTTGGTAGGCACGGGATACACGTACATGTCGATGTTTGGGTAATCCATGTTTACCCAGATGACTTGCGGATAGGTGCTGGTCACGGTCTTGACCGCAATGCCGTTATACTGCTGTTGATTGATAATCTTGATGCCAAACGAAATACCGTTAGCTGGGTCTTTAAAATAGGTTGCGTCGTCCAACAGGACTGGGCGGTTGCCTACAAAATCACCCGTAGGACCAAGCGTTCGGCTAATAAGGCCCGGTGCCCACGAAAACACTTGGTCTTGTGTGGAGTAAACGGAAAGCCGTTCTGTGTTCCACGAATCAATCATTTGGTTCATGGCAAACAAGGCGTCTTGGGATGTAGCGGCAGAAGGGGTTTCGCCTTCAGCAAGCATACCGAGTAGCCGCAAAGCGCCGTCTATCAGTTCGCCTGCCGTGGTCATACTATGCCTCTTTGTTTAACGGTGGCCTGCCGCGCCGTTTCGCTTCCAAAACATTAGCAGAAACTTCGGGTTTGATAAAGGCTTCTGGGTCGTACTCTTCCCAGCCATGCTCTTTGTCGTATTCTACTTCCATATCAATATTGGCGATTTTTGTTCCGTGAACCGGATGCCGAAGGTAGGTTTGCATGAGAACCCTATGAAAGACAAAATGCCCTACGCCACAATGACGTAGGGCACATCTGTTTTAGGCGACGCGGTAAAGCGTGTAGGCGTTGGCTGCGGTGCGGTAAGCCAGCACTTGAGCCGAGCTTGTGATAGCCACGGTAGCCGAACCAACGAGGGTCCAGCCGGTGCCAGCAACAATCGTCAGAGCGCCCGAAGAGGTGCCGAGGTTGACGATAGACAGAGTAAAGGTGCTGCCAATTTTAGCGTTGGTCAGCACGCTATCAACCGAAGCAGCGGTAGGCAGCGTGTAGGACGCAGCCGAGGCGCTTGGGTTGGCAACCAAAAGGCCACCAGTGATTTGTGCGGCGGTCAGGGTTGCGGTTGCGGTTGCGGTTTGTGGATCAGACATCTCACCGAGAAAAATCTCGTTGCGATTGCCGTCACCAATTTGGTACCCGCCACCAACTGAAGGAAGTGCCATGATGTTTCTCCAAGAAAAAGAGGATTACGCCCCGGCCTAAGCCGAGGCGTAAAGTTTTACGCGCCCCAAATACGGGCAGCCATCTGCGGACGGATGGTAGAGAAGCCATACAGCACGTCAATACGGCAAGGCATACGGTCGTTGTTGATGTCGTACTGACGGACAACGCGGAGCGAAATGCCGTTGTGAACCGCACGAGAAGCCATATCCACACCGTTTGGCAGCAGCAAGTCAGCCGTGGCAAAGGTGATGGCATCTTTGTGATACACAAGGTTTTGGGCGTATTGCGACGTGGCGGAACCCAACATCGTTACAACCGCACCCGAAGCAGGGAACGAATCCACCGTAGCTAGAGCGTTGGCGGCGGTGTAGATCGCAGGCGAGACGGTCACAGTAGCCGTAGAGGAACCAGTAGCGTCGGCAGTTACAACAAACTGCTGAAGCGAACCAGTGGTCTCACGGGTCTGTGGGTTGACCGCGTAAACGCCGGCGATGGTAAACACGTCGCCTTGCTTCCAAGTCTTGGAAGATCCGGTGAAGGACAGACCAAGCGAGGTTGTGCCTTGGGTCGAGATGGTCGAAGTGATCGTGATCGACGTACCCCAGTCACCCGTGGTGTGGACCTTGATCGACTGAGACATGTTGATCTCGTCGTAGCCAAGAACGCCCGTGCCCATCATACCGTTCTTGAATTGCTTGCTGACGGTATCAACTGGGTTGAAGAGACCCTTCATGCCTTCGACCAAACCAGCGTTAGCGGCTGGGTTGACGGTGGCATAGCGAGGCATCATCGTCGCCGCGTTTTCGTTGAGCTTCTGTTGAGCTTGCAACAGAACCAGCGAAGTCGAAGGCGTTGAGCCGGGGGTGCCGACCGACGAATAGATGCTTTTGTACGCACTAGCAACGTCGGCGTCGATAGACGAAGCCAACTGGCTAATACGAGGCTTCAGAACACGTTCAGCAAAGTCATCCAACTGCATGGTCAGTTCGGCGGAGGTAAAGTTAACGCCGATATGCTTTTGGTTGTTGACGGTCAGCGTGGTGAACTGCTCGTTGTCGTCCTGAACTTGCAGGGCGGCACCGTCAGTGACCAGAGCGCGGTCGGGGAGGCGGATACGAAGCGTAGAACCGAT